ACCAGAAACCAAGAACGTCTTGGCTATTGACCCTGCTATAGGAGAGAGCAAACAGAATTGTGATAGTGGTTTTGCAGTAGTAGGTGGTGCACCTAACGGACTTATTTATATACATGAAGCATTTGGAAAGCAGATGAATTTAACTGAACAGGTAAAGATTACTTTCAAGTTGGTGAGAGATTATAATATTCATAAGGTTGTTGTGGAAACAATAGCATATCAGGAAGCATTAGCACAGGCTATAGCACTTGAAAGAGATAGGGTTGATGAGAAGGGTGTTAAGGTTAATGAAGATGTCCATTTCTCTATCGTAAAGGAAGTTCCTGGTGGTAAGGATAAGAAAGATGCACGAATAAAAAGTATGATACCTTACTTTGAGAATGGCAAGGTCTTAATGAAAAAGAATATGTCTAAACTTCAAAAGCAGTTGAGAGAGTATCCATTCGGTAAGAAGAGAGATGTTATTGATGTGCTTGCCTATGCTATCAGAAATGCAGTTCATACCAAAGAGTTTGTTAAACAAAAGGAAGTAGACCCACTTTCTTTTGAGGCAATTATGAAGGAATTAGAAGACAAGAGTAAACAAAATTCTTTATTCCCAAAGGCAAAGGGATTTGTTGCCTCTGGAATGTCAAGATATTATTAAAGAGGTGGTTAAAATGAAAGGTGTAAAAGGAGTAGGTAGTTCTGGTGAATTAATCGGTTCACAGGCAGTATTGGAAAGCGATGGCTGGTTTATAGGTGCTATTATGACATCAGGAACAGGTGATGCAAAGGCTACTATCTATGATAGTGCAAGTGATGATTTAGGTGGTAAAAGAAAATTAGCTATATTGACTCCAACATTAAATAAAGTAGATATACCTTGCACTTGCAGGGAAGGTATTTATGTAGAAATAGAAGAGGGTGCAGAGTGTATAGTGTATTTCAGTATGTAAGGCAGGTGATTTAGATGCCCCTCAAAAAAGGGAAATCTCAAAGTGTAATATCGAGTAATATAAAAGAATGTATTAACTCGTATAAGAAAACAGGAAAGATTGGCAGTACAAAACCAAAGAGTTTAAAGCACGCAATAAAAATATGTCAAGCTGCTGCTATGAGTAGTGCCAAGAAGTCCACTAAACAAAAATCTCCTATATCGGAGGCAATAAATGGCTAAAGAGTTAAGTATAGAGAATTGGCAGGATAATATACAAGGTGGTATAGACTATTTAAAGGAATATGGAACGCCTACTGCATGGGAGATATATCGCAGTTATTACAGGAATGACTTTAGCAAAGGTAATATAAATAAACCAAAGTATAGTGTAGCACTTATCTATTCTATTTTGAGAAGTATGATACCAAAGATTTACTTTACTGACCCTAAAGTCCATGTTCTTAACCAGAAACCAGGGTTTTATATTCAATCAAAGATAGTTCAGAAGATTGACAATAAGCTGATAAGGAGAACTAAAGTTAAGAAGATAATGAAAAAAGCTATTCAGGAAGCATCTATTTGTGGAACTGCACCAATCTTATCAGGATTTGACAGCGAATTCGGATACTCTCCTGATTGGAGAAAGAAAATAGAAGACGAGGAAACAGGACTACAGAGATTTATTGGTGGAACTGTAACTATGTTTGATGAAAAAACAGGATACAGATTGGAATATAACCAGAATATCAAGCCTGGAACACCTTGGGTATTGAATGTTAAACCAGATTTCTTTATAGTTCCTTATGGTTATAGTGATTTTGATACAGTTCCTTGGGTAGCAAGGTTATATATCAGACCTTTGGAAGATGTAAAGAATGACAGCAAATTAAAGAATACAGCAAATGTAAAGGCAAATGGTATGTCTACCTATAACTTCTCACAGGAAGCAAGATTACATCAGAAACTTCCTGACAAGAATTATGGTGATTACTGCTTCTTATGGGAAATAAGGGATTTAAAAAGGAATATGCTTTACATTATGCAGGACGGATATGATAAGTGGCTTTATAATGATATTGATTATCTTGGCAAGTTTGGCAATCCATACTTTGAACTGACCTTTAATCCTGACCCCACTAATTTCTGGGGTATATCTGATGCAAAGATGTTAGAAGACCAGCAGTTGGCTATCAATGAAACAAGAACATTACATATTGAGCACAGGAGAATAGCTAAATTAAGGTTCTTGTATGATGAGAATGTTATTACAGATGAAGAAGTGCAGAAGATAATGACTGAAGATACAGGTGCTGCTGTTAAATGTAATGGTGCTGTAAGAGATGCAGTTTATCCTTTACAGCCTTATGTTCCACCTGACTTTAATATTGATGTTGACGCAATTAGACAGGACGCAAGAGAGATAAGTGGATTGAGCAGAAATCAGGTTGGTGAGTATGAGGGTGGGAGACAGACAGCTACTGAAGCACAGATAGTTAATGTTGCTGCACAAATCAGGGTAAATGAAAGACGAGACCAAGTTGCAGATTTATTGACAGATATTGTACAAAAATTTAATAAATACATATTTTCTGAATGGAATGTTGAACAGGTAGAAGATATAATAGGTGATGATGGCAACAGGTATTGGGTAAAGTTTCAGAATAAGGAGATTGAAAGTGATTACACTTTCACAGTTGACCCTGAGAATTCAATGCCGACAAGCACACAGCAGAGAAGGCAGGATGCTATTATGTTAGCACAATACTTACAGAGTAGTCCTGTAGTTCAACAGGCAGTTCAGACAGGACAGCCTATACCTTATAACTTTGCAGAACTTGACAGATATGTAGCTTCACAGTTTGAGCATTTACCTGTAGACCAGATTATCCCACCAAGAGCAGGTTGGGGCAATAATCCTGAACAACCCTTACCCATTGGTGAGGTAGAGAAACAGATAGGACAAAACATTCAGGCACAGCAGGCACAGGGTAGAGTTCCTGTAGAAGGTGGTGCGTAATGCCGATATATCAGTATGAATGTAGTAGATGTCATAAAGTAAGAGAAGCGTATCATAATATAGATGACAGGTATAACGAGTATTGTGAGGATTGTGATTGCAAGATGAGTATAAATATATGTACTACATCAGTACATTTGTTTGAACCATTTTTCCATCCTCATCTCGATACGAAACCTGTTTATATAAAAAGTAAAAAGCATTTAAAAGAAGAGGCTGCCAAGAGGAATATGACAGCCTACTATTAGGAGGCAATAGTAATGGCTATAGATATTAAGAATGATAAAATTATCATTACCAGAACCGAGGCTGGTATACCTAAAATGGAAGTCGAGGGGCTTTGGTCAGGCAAAGACAGGGCAAGGATTACAAGAATGCTGTTTAAGGAAACAATGAGAGCTATGAAAAAATACAAACGTGATTTAGCAAACAAACAAAGGGAAGAAGAAAAGAAACAGAAGAAAATTGAAATACTTGCTAAAGCCAGAGCAGTAAAAGCCGAGAAGGCTAAAAATAAAGAAGAGGTGAAAGATAATGGTTGAGGAACAAAACAATAATCAACAGAATGATAACAATGGTGTAGACGAGAGGTTATCTACATTAGAACAAAGACTTGAAAAAGCAGAGAATGAAAAGATGGCTTTAAAAATGGAATTGGATAAGGCTAACAATGAACTGTATTCAGATGACTATGTGGAATTTTTATCACAGAAGAATAATCCAAATGCAGGGAAGAAAGACCCTTTGGCTGATTTAGATGAAGAAAAGTTACAGAACTTGGGTATGAAAGATATAGTAGCATTAGCAACACAAAACGCAATAGAGGCTATAAGAGCAGAGCAAACCAAAACACAAACAAAACAACAGATGGAAGAACGCAAAAAAAGAGTAGCAGAGGCAAGAAAAGAGATAGCAGAGTTTGGTCAATCACACCCTGATATGAAACAGTATTTAGGTAGGATAAGTGAACTTGCAGATGAGAACCCAAGATTAAAACTGCCACAATTATATAGATTAGCTAAAGCTGAAGATGAGGATAATACAATATCAAAACCTGAACCAAAGAAAGAAACTAATCCTGATACAAAGCCACGCCAAGAGGTTGGTATAAACAAAGATGAGTCAAGAAGCAAGTCTTTAAGGGAAGTTATCGCTGAAGAATATAAGAAATCGAGAAGTTAAATAACTAAAGGAGTGAATAACGATGGCTTTACCGACTATAACAAAGATATTAGATGATTTACATTCGTCTACTTGGGAAAAGGTAAGTAAAGATGTAGTGGACAACATCTTTGATGAGGTTGTTGTTCTTAATATGTTAAAGAAAAGGGGTAAACTCGTAGACCATAGTGGTGATGGAGTTAAGTATATAGTTCCTCTTGAATACGGAGAAAATAAAACTGTTACTTCCATTGGTAGAGGTAGTTCTATCAGCATTGAAGATAATGAGAAATTTACTGCTGCACAGTATGACAGAAAATGGACTGCTGGTTCTGTAATCAGATATATGACAGATGAAGATATGAATATGGGAGAAGCAAGAATATTCAATCTGGTAGAAAAGAATATCAAGAACTTGGAGAAATCTTTAAAGAAGAAACTTAATACTGACCTAATGGGAGATGGAACAGGTAATGGTGGACTTGACCTTGACGGATTTAAACTATATATAGATACTACTCCTGCTACAGGAACTGTTGGTGGTATTGACTCTGCAACTAATTCTTGGTGGAGAAATCATGCAACTAATATGACAGGTCAGGATTATACAGTTACTTTAATAGACCAGATGAGAACTATGTTTAATAACTGTAGTTCAGATGGTGGGGCTGATGCACCTAATCTGATAATTACCACACAGGCAATCCACGAGTATTACGAAGATGAGTTGTTTGATACCCATTACTACACACAGAGTAACGAGTTGGCTGATGCTGGTATTTCAACCTGTAATTTTAAAGGAGTACCAATGATTTGGACTTCTGGCTGTGATGACTACTATATGTATTTCATCAATCTTGATTACTTTGAAGCTGGCTATAATCCAAACAAATGGTTTACTATGACTGACTGGAAATCTGCACAGGCTAACTTGGAAAGAGTAGCACAGGTTGTATCAGAGATGAATTTAATTTGTTCTAACAGAAATAAACAAGGGATACTATATAACATAGGTAACTAATCTCCGAGGGGCAAGCCAATGCCCCTTTTAAGATTAGCCGAATAAAATCAAAGGAGTGATTAAAATGAGTTTGGGAAATAAAGTAATTGGAACTACGACTGTAAAGTTGGGAATTTACGAAGAAGACAATGACGAACATTTAGCTGCTGCCTTGGGGCAAGTTAAAGAAATGGAAGACGGAAGAAAATTCAGACTGTGTAAAGCAGGCGAAGCCTTAACTGCTGGTATATTAGTTCAAGCACCTGCACCTGATGCTTATGATGATGAGTTAGTTGTAGCATCTGATGCCGCTGCTGGTGATAAGGAAGTTACAATAACTGTAACAGCAGGACATGGTGGATATGACAAAGATGCTTTAGCTGAAGGCTACATGATGGTTACAAAGGGTTCTGGTGATATTGGTAGTTTCTACAAAATTAAGGGTAACGACGCTATGGTTGCAGAGTCTACTGCTACTATAACTTTGTATGATGAACTTAATACTGCATTAGCTGCTACTACAAATGAGGTTGCTGTTGTATTAAACCCATATAAAGATGTTGTTACAGGTTCTACTACTGCACCTGTTCTTGGTGTACCTAATATAGCTGTAACAAGTGGTTACTACTTCTGGGCACAGTTTGCTGGTTGTGCACCTTGTACCGATAGTGGTTCTGGTGTTGCTGCTGGTGATTATGTATCCCATGTTGGTGGAGATGTTGTTACACAAGATGGTTCTGAAGATGGCACTATTGGTATGGCTATGAATACTGCTGATGCTAACGAAGGTGTTATTGTGTTCTTAACAGGATTAGGATAAAAACTAACTAAAATGTGGTAAGTTTAACTAACA